TCGATGAAACGCATCCTCACTGGATGGAGTTTATTCGCAATAACCGTATTGAGAAGATGCTGCATAACTTGGAGAACAATACTTTCGAGCGGTTGATTGATCGTTGTCGTGTTCAGGAAGGTAAGTATAAGCATTTTCTTGGCAGAAAACTTGACAAGGTATTGTGACTGTGTTATCATTAAGTCGGAAATGAGGTGATGCTTATTAGTGAGTTTAGAGCTGTTAGTAATTTCTGTTGTAAGCGTAATATTCCTTTTTATTATTCTTTTCGTGGAAGTAAATATGCCGCTTACCGTCTTAAACCTGATGATTCTAAAGTTATTCGCCTTGATAATGACTATTATGTTATATCAGCTACGTTATATCTTATGATTCGCAGGTATTTAGTTGCACTTAGAAAAGGAGATGGTTCCGCTGAGACTTTATTCCATTTATGATTCCAAGGCTGAACAGTTCAGTCCTCCGCAGGTTTACCACAATGATATGCTTGCGCTGCGAGCTTTTGAGGGTATAGTTAACGATGATAAAATGCTTATTAAAAAATATCCTGAAGATTTTACTTTGTATTACGTTGGCAATCTCGGTGACGGCGACGGTCGCTATTACGTTGAGAATTGTGACGAGTCCCACGTTCCTGTCATGGTTGGTCGCGCCATAGAATATGTGCAGCCTGTTGACAGTGATTCTACTAAATGATAATCTAATAAAGAGCGTATCAGAAAAAGGACGATCTCACAGAGATCGCCCTTTTTTTGTGCGCCACGCCCGCCGCGTCTAGGCGCCTGCGAAAGGAGGTGAAACTATGAAATTTAAGACAGCTTATGATCCTGTAGAAGAACATGATCATTGCGGCATTGAGTTTACCATGCCCTCTCTCACGGTCCAGGACGAGAAAGATGAAACTGATATCAATTACATCGTAAATAAGTATGCTGACGGTCAGAAAGGTATCATGACTCTTGACCTCGTCGATAGTTCGCAGTACGCTTACTTGCAGTTCGGAGATGCAACGCTTCCCGGCGACTACAGTACAGCGCTTGAGCTTGTGTCCGGAGTTCGTGAAGAATTCTACAGTTTACCCGCTTATGTTCGAGCAAAATTCGGTCATGATCCTATGAATTTTATCAACCGTTTGAATGATCCTGCAACGCTCGAATATCTCCAACAACAAGGTCTGTATGGTAGCAAACATACCTTTGATGAACCACAGCAGTCCGTAAGTAGTGAACAAACACAAAAAGAAAGTAACACTTCAACCCAAAATAAAGAAGAAACACAAAAATAGGCGTCACCGAAGCCAGTTACTTACTTGATGTAACTGGCGTAGGTGACGCAAAAATAATCTGTAGCCTAATAATTGTTTGCTTTAGGTTAATTATTAGGTTTACACTTCAAAAGAAGGTGAAATATTGGCTCGAAAAATTAGAGTTCGAGGTCATCGCTTCAGCGATGCTCCTGCAATGTACATGAAAAGGACTAAATTCGACCGTTCGCATGTTTATAAGACAACGTTTGATTCAGGTAAGCTCATACCTGTATTTGTTGATGAGGTTTTGCCTGGCGATACTACTAGGATGTCTGTTAATTACTTTGCTCGGTTGGCTACTCCTATTAAGCCTATCATGGATAATATTTATCTGGACTGGTTTTTCTTTTTTGTTCCCAACCGTCTTGTTTGGGAACACTGGCAGAATTTTTGCTTTGAGCAGGAAGACCCTGATGACAGCACTGATTATGTCATTCCTACTGTTACTGCTACTGGTAATTCTGATAATGCTTATGTAGGCTCTCTTTGGGACTATTTCGGCTTGCCCGTGAATACGTCTGGTAATTTATCTGGTATTAGCGCTCTTCCGTTTCGTGGTGTATACCTTATCTGGAATGAATGGTTTAGAGACGAGAACCTTCAGAAGTCTGTAAAGATTCAGAAAGGCGATACCAACGAAGTTTTGAACTCTGCCCGAGCTGCTGAACAGCCTTCTTGGGTTTTCACGTCAGGTACCGATATTGTTCCCGGCTTGGCCTGTCCACCTCGCGGTAAGCGTCATGATTACTTTACTTCTGCTCTTCCATGGACGCAGAAGGGACCCGGTGTATCTATAGGCCTTGCCGGTACCGCTACTTTAGTTGATCCTTCGCCTGTTACAGGCTATTTCGTTCAGCAGTCTGATGCCAATTTAGGTGCTGCTCAGCTTTCTAGAGATGGCGGCGTTCATGAAGTTTATACTGGAAACGGTACTTTAAGTTATCAAGGTGGTTATGATGTTTCTATAGCTGGTCACTCTGTTAACGGTAGCGGTAAATCTACTGTTATTGCTAAACCTGGTTCTTCTTGGCTTTCTAAGGATTCTTACGCTGATCTTGACAGTTCAAGTATATTTACTATCAACAGTCTTCGTACTGCCTTCCAGATGCAGAAGTTCTACGAACGTCTTGCTCGTGGTGGCAGTCGGTATACAGAAGTGCTTCGCTCTTTCTTTGGCGTAGTTTCTCCGGACGCTCGTCTTCAGCGCCCTGAGTTTCTCGGCTCTTTCACGAAAATGGTTAACGTCAATCCAATAGCTCAGACTTCTGCAACCGACAACACCTCTCCTCAAGGCAATCTCTCTGCTTATGGTGTTACTGCTGCCAAGTTCCATGGTTTTACTAAGTCTTTTGTCGAACATGGTTATGTTTTCGGCTTTGTATGCGCTCGCGCCGATCTTACTTATCAGCAGGGCATTAACAAGATGTGGCTTCGCTCTACGGTTTATGATTTTTACTGGCCTACGTTCGCTCATCTCGGCGAACAGGCTATTGAGCTTCGTGAGATCTATGCTCAAGGCAATAAAGCTGATACTACTGTTTTCGGCTATCAGGAACGCTATGCCGAATATCGTTATAAGCCTTCGCATATTACAGGCAAGTTCCGCAGCTCTGTAGTTAATGGTTCTTTGGATAAGTGGCATTTGTCCCAGTTCTTTAATAATGCCCCGACTCTTAACGAAGAATTTATTATTGAAAATCCGCCTATTGAGCGCATTATCGCTGTTCCCAGTGAGCCTGAGTTTTTGCTTGACATAGGCTTCCGTTACACTACTGTGCGTCCTATGCCTATGTTTGGTACACCCGGCCTTGTTGATCACTTCTAGAAGGAGTTGGTTTTATGTCATGGCTTTCTAATACTTTAGGCAGCATAGCTGGTTCTGTTCTTGGATCTGCTGTTCAGAATCATTATAATTCTGCTAATGCTGCACAGGCTAACGAGTGGAACGTTGAAAACTATAAACATCGTTATCAATGGGCTGTAGAAGATATGCGCAGAGCTGGTCTTAATCCTATTCTTGCTGCAACTAATGGTATAGGCGGTTCTATTTCTGGAGCTTCAGCCGCTTCTGTAGGTATGAGTGATATTGGTTCTACCATGAACTCTGCTAGAGCCGCTAGTGCCGCTGAAAGGCAGGCTAAGAACGCCGAGCATCTTGCAGTATCTCAAATTGATAAAAACGTCGCAGAAGCCGATTCTGTGCGTCAGAGCACCCATGGAACAGTTCTTCAGAACGGTATTCTTGCAAATGATTTGAATCTTCGCGAGCAGACTTATGAAAAACGTCTTGGCTACGAACTTGAAAAAATGCGTTTAGAACTTGAAAACATGCGTCTTCAAGGTTCTTACCTCAGCTCTGGTGTTTTGAATAATATTGCTTCTGCTGATCGTGCTAATTCTGCTGCCGCTTTTGATAATATTCAAACTGAAATGGCAGGTATGGAACGTGATTTCTATAAGAATATTGAAAGTCTTACAGGTGCTCCTAGATCTGTCGCTAGCGGTGTTGGTTCTACTGTCAAAAATGTTATAGGCTTCCTCGGAGGTCGCTATTTTGGAAGGAGATAAATTTTATGTCTAATAAAACCACTATGATTCTTACTTTTATCGTTTCTGTCGTTGTACCTTTTATCCAGGAGGTTGTTGACCTTATTGAAGCTCTTAAAGGTAGAGCTTCTTCGAATACTGTTACTGCTAAAAAAGTTGCTTCGGACTTTCAAACCGATGTTGCGCAGCTTGTTGAGCCAGTTGCTAATAAGAATGATTCTAAAAAAACTAGCCGTTTTTTCGGTTCTTGGAGGGATGCTAAATGAGACGTCGTCGCTTATCTAAGCGAGGTTCTCGCCGTCTTTTTCGGCGTACCTCCAGATCTCGCCGTAGAAATTTCAAAAGAGTAGGACGAGGTGGATTTAGGATTTGACATTCTGACTTAGTCCTGATACAATCGGTACAGGTGATTAATATGGTTTGTTATAATCCTATTCTTATGTACCCAGTTGAAGGAGCGATTACGAAAAATGGAAAGCAGCATTATAGCTTTTACGGTAGCCTTGTCTCTCACCCTGAGCTTGCTGGCGATAGCCGTTTCATTCGTTGTTCTTGTAAACAATGCATCGGTTGTCGTCTCGAAAATAGCAGACAGTGGGCTGTCCGTGCTGTTCACGAAGCCCGTTCTTCGTCTTCTGCTTATTTCGTTACTTGCACTTTTGACGATTATCATTTGCCGCGTGATAAAAGCTTAAGCAAGAAATTTCATCAGACTTTCATGAAGAATCTTCGTCGTGAGTATGGCAGCGGTATTCGTTTCCTCGGCTGCGGTGAATATGGTGAACTTCATGGTCGTCCCCATTATCATTACATTTTGTTTAATATTGATTTTGATGACAAAATTTTTCGGTTCCGTACAGACGGTTATAACACTTATACTTCTGCTCGCTTTGCCAAGATATGGAAATACGGTATGCATCTTATTGGCGAGTTTAGTTTTGACGCTGCTGCCTATGTCGCCCGTTACATAGTTAAAAAGCAGACTGGAAGTAAAGCTGCTGCTCATTATAAAGGCCGTACGCCTGAGTTTATGCTTGCATCCAATCGTCCCGGCATAGGTGCTAAATGGCTCGAAGAGCATGGTGAAGAATGTTATGCTAACGATTATGTTGTTATCAATGGTAGAAAGATGCGTCCTCCTCGTTATTACGATAAGAAATTCGATGAAACGCATCCTCACTGGATGGAGTTTATTCGCAATAACCGTATTGAGAA